GACAGCGTTTTGTAGAGTTCGGCTATTTTCTCATTGGTTTTAGCAATAATCTTTTCAGGCTCTATCACTGTTTTAACCCAAGTCTTCACTTTTCCTATGATTCCAGTAACCGCTCCTTTTACTCTTTTTGCTAAATCTGTAAATGAAAATGAAATTGCGCCGGCCTTCTCCTCAACATGCCCCTGGGTTTTGTCCATTTCAGCTCGCATCTTTTCCAGCGATTCCCTCCACGGGCCAACAAGCTTCTTAACAATTGGAATTTTCTCCAATACGCTTACGATCCCTTCGGCCCAGTTTATTAGTTTACTCTTTATAGCGTTAAAAGCTCCTACGAAAAAGCCGGTGACTGACTCCCAAAGTCCGGAAAAAAAGCCCTTGATTGGTTCCCAGTTCTTATAGATAAGAAGTGCGGCCGCAGCGACCGCGGCAATAGCCCCAATAACAATTCCTATGGGCCCCGTTATTGCACCCCATAACATAATAAATCCTGTAGATAAAGCCGGTAATAATATTAAAATAGGGCCTAAAACCATTGCAAGAATTCCTGCGGCTCCGACAACCTTCATCAATACGTTAGCCAGGACAGGATTTTCCTTGATCCAATCTTTTACTTTCATGGCCGCATTCGCTATCTTATCAGCGACCCCCTCAATCAAGGGCGCTAACTGAGAAGCAAGTGCCATCGATACACCTTGAAAGGATCCTTTCAGCGTCGTCATGGCATCATTTAGATCTGCCGCCCCTTTTGCCGCCGGCCCGCCAATAGAAAGCCCCAAATCCTTGGCTTTCTCCCTCAATTTCTCCATCCCATCGGCCCCTTCTGCAAAGAGGGGGAGAAGCTCAGTCCCGGCTCTTCCAAATATTTCCTGGGCTGTGGCGGCTCTGAGTGTTGGGCTTTCTAACTCTGCAATCCCCTTCGCTATTTTCATAAATTGATCTTCCGGAGATAAAGCCATCAAATCTTTAACAGATAACCCGATCCGGTCAAATGATACGGTGTAAGTTTCAAGCCCCCTATCTGCATCCGTCAGGGATTTCGCCATCTTTTTAACGCCTTTCTCTAAGGATCCGAGGCTCGACCCGCTTATTTCAGCCGCATATTTAAGCTCTGAAAGAGCCTCTGTGGACATACCTGTCCGGAGTGACATCTTGTGAACCTCATCGCCTGCCTTAACATATCCCTTAACCATCAGGCCGATTGTTCCAACGATGGCTGCCCCAGCAACCGCCATAGCCTTCCCCGCTGCCTTAAACTTTTCTTTATTCTTTTGGATGAGTCCGTCTGCCTTCTTGAATCCGGCGTCCATAGCAGAGACGTCTGCACCCATACGGATCATGAGCGATTTTACATCGATAGCACACCTCCAAAGTTAATCATTTAATCCCTACTGATTTCTTTATCTCATCCAATTCTTTCCTCTTCTCCGTCTTTGAAGTAACCGGTTTTTCAGGGAAAACAGCCGGCATTAAATCCCGGCCCCTTATTACCTTTCCAGTAAGGGCAGTTACAATATAAGCCGTGAGTGTAGCTTGTCTTTGCCACCGTTCGTCTTCCCGTTCATTAAAGCCGACAATCCGTTCATTAAGCTCGGTAAGGGTTAACCTGTCTAGCTCGGCATGGGTGATCCCTATTCTTAGGGCTGTTTTTTTCGCTGTTTCGTAGAGGGGATCTTTCCCTTCACCTGCTGTTTCTTTTTCTTCTTCTCCAGATCGCCGGCTGTTACTTTTTTTGTGTCTATTCCCATCTGTGCGGCAAGTGCTTCAAGTATCAGAGTCGTAACCCCCAGGATCGTGTACTTTTTCGGGATTGCAGCATCTAATAAATTTTCAACCTGATCAAGCGTAAGTGCTTTTTCGTCCCACGATAATCCGTGCAAAACCAGTACCGGGATTTCATCCACCTCAATATTCATCAACTCGCTAAGGCTCTTGTTCCCAAATTTCTCTCTAATTGCACGAAGAGATTTAAACCCAAAACGGAGCTCCCTTGGCTTGTCCAAGTCCAGAATGTATTCCTTCACGGGAGCTCTATGACCTGGATTTTACTGTCATCTTCCGCTGTATAGGTGATTTGAACTTTACCGGCGGCGTCATCGAATCTCGATTTCGGGAAAGGCCCCACTAGATAGAGCGTTGATACTGAGGGTGTGATCTTAACATCATGATCTTCGCCATAATTGCATAGAGCCTGCGAATTGATCGTAATCTCTTTTGTCCCGGTTACTCCTTCTATGTAGAGAAAACACCTTCCGGTGTTCAAGAACCAATTCCCCTCAAGATCAATAGCTCCTGTAGCGGGCGTAATTCCCGCATGGGTTATTTTTGTTACTGCAAATTCTGTGCTCATTTAATCCTCCTGTTAATAATTTTAATAAAACCCTAAATCAGGTCTTTACTAGGGCAGCGGTTCCTGCGAGCGTGAAAGAAATGCTTCCAGCATCAGCAAGCGGGCCAGAAATCGACAGGCCTTCAATAATAGCATTCCCTGTGTAAACGTGAGCTGGGGTTGTGATCCGATAATTCTGAATATTATCGGCTTCGAAGTCAGATTCTATCTGCAAAAGTCCAGCATCATCTTCAATAAGAAAAGCATCGAAAGAAACTGACCAATTTTTGTTCCCAACCAGCTTCTCTTCCCATCCGGCGGAGTCCTTGTCTGTGACGTCAATCGAACTTGCTCCTCGATCAATCGAAACATCCTTTTGCCCTCCGAGTTTAGTCCAGACTCCAGTGTGCACTTCCACATAAACATTTTTTCCTTTAATCTTTGCCATATTATTTTACCTCCTCTTCTATTTTTGGTGGAGCGTTTTTAACCTTAAAGACAAATCTTATTTCAGAGTTATATAGCTTCCCTGAACTTTGAATCTTATGATTTGCCGCATGGAGCCAAAACTCCCAACCGTTTTTCTTTAATCCTTTCGCGGCCTCCGTTATCGCCGCATCTTGCATCTCTAAAATCTCCAAAGCGTCATGAGAAAAAAGAGAAACCAGATATACGAATTCGTCCTCTTCAAAGAATATTGATTCATTTATTCTCAGATTTGGGTATAGTCCCCAACTATCGGGTTTCTTTTTCGGTTCCAATACATAAACAGGAAACTTTGCTCTTTCCCGCAATACTTTACCTATATTCATTTAAACCTCCTCAATCAGATATTTAAAGGTTAGGATAGCGTGGCGGGTGAATCCGTCAATGTCCATAATCACGTTATGGCTATCTAACTCATCTACAACAGCGTTAAATCCGGCCAGACTGAGTGGGGGCTGTTTAGTGATCGCCTGGACCACTTCGTCGCCGATCGCTAAAACTTCCTTTTTTCCTGCATATTGCGACCAGATATGAACCGTAATTTGGACCTCCTGGCCCGGAGTGAATTTGTCGCTCCAATCCCGTCCGGTCAACGCTCCCATTGTGATATAAGGGAATACCTCATTTTCAGGTGTATCATCAAACACCGCCCTTCCTGTCTGTTCTGTAATCCTGTCAGCAATTGCCGTGTTTAAGACCAAAAATGGTGACTTCATTTCTCTAGTAGCCTCTTAAGCGCTGCATAATATTTATCCCTTATCGCCATGTACGCTGGCCCTAGAAATGGAGACTCTGGCAACCCTCTTTCTGATATCGCCTTACAAATCGGCCAGGCTGAATCAAATCCGTGCCTCTTAGCCCATCCCTCCAACGCATCCGGCGGGGGGAAATGGGGCCTTGCTCCATGCTCTACATAAATTGCATAAGGCGCAGTGGCTTCTATTTTTACCGTAAAACCAGCCCTTTCTAAATCAACTATTATTGAGTTGGCAAGGTTCCCTGTATCCCATCTCCTCATGCTGTTCAGGTTTTTCTTGGCTTCTCTTTGCACATCTAAACCATGAGCATATGTTTCACCCTTAACCTCTTTCGACTTTTTCCTTATGAGATCCTTCATATACTTCTGAAGCTCTTTATCGCCTGTAAGTTCGTAGGTGGGCATCATTTATTTTTCCTCTATACATCGAAGTACCATGAACCATTCTTGTTCCTCAAGATTTATAAGCGACTCTATCTTCATAATGCGCTCTTCAAAGACTATCCTCAATTCTTCCGTGATACCGTCTCGATATCTTATTGTTATTTTATGGCTAAGTGCATTTTTCAATTGATGGGACTGGTAATATTCTCTGCCACTTACCGGCTCGACCTTCGCCCAGACCGTCGCCACACTATCCCATAGGCTTGTATGCCCGTGGTGTTCATCTGGGATTTTCCTTTCCTTTTGGAATGTGATCCGATGCCGGAGATCACTGATCTTAACTGTTTGTTTACTCATATCCGCAATATTTTCCAAGGCCAGAATATCGCCTTTATGCTTTCAGGAATTGGCGGATAGAAGGTTGTGACCTTTTCAGCTCCTCTGTTTTCGTATAGATATGCAATAAGTTGCAATATCCCCTGTCTCAATGGTTCCGGAACGTCTGTTGCCGTATCCCCATAACCACATACAAGCCTGATGATAAAAGAAGCAAATCCCCTATGAGTCGGCCAGCTGTATCCGCTTTTGAGCTTTACCCTTCCCGGTGAATTCTCTGCTTTATCAACATAATATGTAGTAACATCAACAACCGTTTCCGTCCCGTCGGCAGCTATAGCTTTTATAGACGTTACATCCTGGAGCGGCGGCTTAGGGATCTCAATTTCATTCCCCACCTCATCCAGATACATCTCCCATGTCTGCGTTATAAACGCCCTCTTCGTCTCTTTCTCCGCCAACTGGCGAGCTGTTG